TTGGTAATCATCGTTCAAAAATCTTGTAATCTATTGATTTTCACCTATAAAGATACGAATTTTTGACGAGATTACCAACTTTTACAAGCCTTTTCTTATCCCGAACTTGCGTATCTACTGAAATAATTTCATTACAGCCGCTATTTTTCTTGAAGGTATGCCCCCATTCGGCATAGGCCTGAGTTTTCTTTGCATCCATAAACTGATAGATTGAATGATTATGAACAGAAAACGTGACAAACAAAACAATGTGGCTACTCTTCCTGCCACACAGATACCACCGACATTTCATTCCGCCTATGAATATCTTGCAGCATTGGTCAAGGAGGGTGCTACTGTGCGGTATGGCAATCCACTCCCAGCAGAGGTAGTTAGTCGTATCGATGAAGAACTTTCCGTCATCAAGCATCTTGAAGCCGTCAACTATTTCCTATTTTACCACAAGATGGTCAAGGCAGCCAAAGATGAGCTGGGTATATAGATTGGCCCTGGTAGAGGATCATGCGCAGGTTCTATCGTAAGCTATTGTCTGGATATAACCACGATTGCCCCCATAAAGCACGGCTTGTTGTACGAGCGGTTCTTCAATCAGAACAGAGGTTGCATGCCTGACATCGGCCTTGATATGGATTGGGACGGTCGGAAGATACTCTACGCTGTATCAAGTTATATAGAACAAACATCCCGTATCAATCATGAAAGAGATGTCAGAAAAGCTTAAGGAAAGTATAAATATAATTGACAGATAATGAAAAAAGAATATATTTTTGCTTTGATATTAGCAATACTAAGTTTCCTTGGAGGAAATTATTATAGCACCTATAAAAGTAAAGAACGGACTCTATTTGTTAATAAAGGTATAGCAATGGAAAAGGAAACTCAAGATCAGTTTCAGGGTATAAATTACTCTGATTCGGTAAATTATAGAAATATAGAAAACATGTTTAAAAAGGGCATTATACCCGATGCCGAGACAGCATGTAAAGTAGCTATTCCTATTATTAAAGCAGCGTATGGAGAACGACAGTTAATCTCAAAAATGCCACTTCAAATAACACTTGTCAATGATAAATACTGGACGATTGAAGGAACATTGCATACGGCGAAAGGAGGTGTTGTATTTATGACCATTAATAAGGATAATGGATGTGTATTAAATTTGATGCATGGCGAGTAATATCATTGTTTTATTCCCTGCTTACTTACGCTACTGATGGCATTAGCTGCTTTTATCTCATAATACTTCAAGCACATAGTCTGTTTTATAAGCTTGACCTTATGATTAATTTTCTGTCAACTAACTCCGAAAAACTTTGCCAGTTCGCCCTCCGTCATAGCAACCTCTCCCTTTCCTTGACGAATAACACGCATACCATCGCTCCACTCAAAAAAACTTCGCTCGATAGCTTTTCTTATATTGTCATCGGACTGATTACACTCTGACTTTCTTTGGTCGTCCTTTTGATGATGCTTTGCTTTCATATTTACACCTCTTTCATTGATTATCTGTTATCATTTTGTAATGCCTGAAAGTTCACTTTCCTCTCCAACCTTACACTATTGTTTTATATGCAGTCTTTTCCATTATCCCATTCGTACACTTATGCTTGGCGATAAGTCTGTCCATATCCTCCGAAATCTTGCAGTCCGTTACCTGCGCATAAATCTGCGTACTTGCAATTGATGCGTGTCCCATCATCTTGGCGATGCTCTCAATGGGAATACCAGCACTTAGACACATCGTTCCGAAGGTATGTCTTCCCATGTGATAGGACAGGCGTTGCTTAATACCACAAGCCTTGCCTACGATGCTTAACTTCGCTGCTAACACACTTCTGCTGCAACAGGGTTGAAAGATAAGACGATTATCCATATTTGTGTTTTTGGCTTCTTCTTTCACCGCTTGTATCTTTCTCTGTTGCTCGATAATCGTCTTGGCTATGGGATGTAACGGCACTATAAATTCTACTTTTGTTTTCTGACGCTCCTTTCTTATATACATCTGTCCGTCCGCTGCGCTCTTGATATACCCAAACGTCAAGTGTTCCATATCCGTAATGGCTAAACCTGTGAAGCAGGAGAAGATGAACATCCGCCTTGCAAGTTCGGCATCGCTATCCCACATCTTCATTGCCATCAGGTTTGCTACATCACTCTTGCTAAGAAAACGAATTGCCTTTTCCACCTTTTCATATTCCGTATGTTCAAATGGGTTATAACGAATGATGCGGTGGCTTACCGCACGGAACATCAAACGGCTCAGCCAACAAAGATAATTGTTGATAGAAGAACCTTTCAACCCTTTCTTTTTAAGAAAGAATCGGTATTCCTCAAACAGTTCCTCCGTAATGGTACGGATTTCTATATCCTCGCTGCTTAAGTCTTTGACAAACTCACATAGCATCTTATTCGCATAGCAAAGATTAGTGTATGTACCTTCTGCTTTTGACTTGCCCACACCTTCCTTTACCGATTGTAGTTCAGCATTGCTAAGCTCCAACAAAGTGGTAGGAGAAGTTCCAATGCCTTGCAATCTGTTTTTAAGCAGTTCAGCACTTACCACTCCTTCTTTTAGGAGCAGTTCCTGATAGGTCTTCTCTACCAGTTCTCTGAATGATTGCAATCGAAGATTGATTTTCTTGTCCGTTGTCGTCCCCTGTTTAGTATTCCACTCCGCAGGTTTACATTCTTCGTTTGTGGTAATAACAGAGTTCTTGCCATCTATCGTGATACGGCAGAGTATGGAGGTAAGACCGTTTGCCTTAGTCTTTTGTCTGTTGATATAAAACAGTGTCTTGAATGTACTTCTCATCATGATTTTAGTTTTAATGCTACTATTGCTAAATGCTCATCTGCATATCCTCCGTGAAAGAAAGGAAACGCTCAAACTCCACAAACAGCTTTTGTGGCGTAACCTTTGCATACCGTTCGGTCATACTCACGTTGCTATGCCCCAACATCTTACTTACCGTTTCTATTGGTACTCCTTGTTCCAGTGTGATGAGCGTGGCAAAGGTATGTCTTGCCGTATGCGTGGTAAAGGGAAAGGCTATGCCTGCTCTTAGACGCAATGCTTTGAGATACGACTGATAGGTGGCATATTTCATCTGTGGCAGCAGTCTTTCCCTTTCATCGCTCTTGTACTTCTCTATTATCCTGATGGCTTCGGGCAACAACTTGATACGACAGAGTACACCTGTCTTCTGCCTGTTAAACTTCAGCCAAAGGCTTCCCTCGTCATCACGCATAAGATGTGCCTTACTTAGTTCCATCAAATCACAATAGGCTGCACCCGTATGGCAGGCAAAGACAAACAAGTCCCTTGCAGTTTCCATTTCCTCCTCCAACTCTCCAAACTGTATGTTCATTAGTTTGTCAATCGAACACCTATCAAGAGCTTTTGGTAGCTTCTTATCTCCTCTTGCTATTTTTGCATTAGCAAACAACAAGGTGTCAGCTAATCCCTCACGGTATGCCAACCTACATACGGTCTTTATTTGGGAAGCTGCACCATAGAAACTGCTCTCTTGAAAACCTAATGTCCCCAAGAAGTAATCTCTAAAGTCGTAAATAAAGTCTTCAGATAGTTGTGAGAAAGCTAAATCCTCTACCTTATATTTCTCTTCGATGAATGTGAGAAGATTGCCTCGTGTAGAGTGATAATTAGATAGCGTATCTTTCTTAATATCTATTCCAACGTGTTCTTCTTTCTCCCTGATAAGCCTATCAAGGCGTTCTATAAGCATACACCGAGATTGTACGCTCCCTTGAAACTGCTCCTTGATGTCCGTGGCAGTAAATGCCTGTCCTTTGGACAGCAATGTTTGATAAGCGGACTGAATGGAAAGTACTAAACTATCCAGCTTTCCGTTCACTTCCACCGCCTCACGGCTCTTGCCCCTCATTCTACTCTCACGAGGACTCCACAAATCTATATCACAAGATAGCTTGCAACTAAACTGTGCTATACTCCTTCCAAGTGTGATACGTCCCATAATGGGAGCTTTACCCTGCTTATCCTTTCCGCTCTTTTTGAGGTAGAGCAACACCTTCATCTTTTCTGTTTTCATACGCTTTAATTTTTATGGGCAAAGTTACCCGAATTAAAGCGTTCCTCACTTATGCAGAAAACTGCCGACTAAAGCAACAAACACACGAGAGAAACAATTTCAGTTACCTACATCTGCATTTAGTTACCTACTTCAAATCTTGGTAATGATTTAGTAACTGAACTTTTGCCTATATCTGCATATTTCTACCCTTTACAAATAGAGCAGTTTTATGCAAATTGC